AATCAACAAACAGTAATTACGGATCTTGCCGTGATAAAAGCCAAGAGTGCGTAAGCTTATAGCTGGAGGCGCTTTATTAACATTACTTCTTTCAGGTTGCGGCTATCAGGGGTGGGTGCGCTATCCCTGCCAAGAGTATGAAAATTGGAAAAAGCCTGAGTGCCAACCTCCGCAATGCGAAGCAATCGGGCAATGCACCAAGGATTTATTGCCGGAAATTGAAACAAATGGCTAGAAAAAGACTCAGCCCTGAAGAGCTTCACGCTCGCTTGATTGTGACCATAGGAATAATTCTGGCGCTTGTCTTCGCTGGATCTGTATTTTCTATGCTTTACGCGCTTGTATTTGTGACGCAACCGCTGGCTCAGGCTCCGAATGACGCTGCTTTCATAGATCTTGTTTCAACGCTCTGCGTATTCTTAACTGGTACTCTTTCAGGCATTCTCAGCGCAAACGGGTTAAAATCTAAGCCAAAGCCAGCGCAAGAAGAGGCAGGGAAGGAAGAAAAATGATTGACATAACAAAGCTCTTGGCACTATGCGAGGCAGACTTGGGCTATCAAGAAACAGGCAACAACGATACAAAGTTCGGGAAATGGTTTGGGCTTAATAACCAGCCTTGGTGCGCAATGAGCGCGTCAAAAATGTATTTTGACGCTGGAGCAATTTCTTCAGTAGCTAATACAAAAAAGGGCTTTGCAAGTTGCGACGCTTGGCTCAAATACCTGACAAAGAATAACCAAATTGTTCCGCTGGGCCAAGCCCAAGCCGGAGATTTGGTCTTTTTTCAATTTGACGAGGACGCACAAGCGGATCATGTTGGAATTGTAAAAAGCCACAATAAGACTCTGAAGTATCTTTACACCTATGAGGGAAATACTTCAGGAAGCAAAAAAGGAAGCCAAAGCAACGGCGACGGCTTCTATCTAAAGAAGCGCGATTACAAAACTATTATGGCAATCGCTCGACCAAAGGAGAAGTAATGAACGCAAAGAATAAAGCTATACTCGCGTCATACGGACGCACATTTATTGCAGCGGTAATTGCCGTCTATGCAACTGGAAATCATGACGCAAAAGCAGTCCTTATTGCAGCAGCAGCGGCAACAATCGGCCCAGCTATTCGAGCAATCAACCCAAAAGATCCAGCCTTCGGTATCGGAGCTGACATACTCACGCTAGAACTCACAAAACTTGCGACCCCTTCTAAGAGGAAAGCGGTAGCAAAAAAGGCTGCCAAGTAGATTTACAACTTAATAGCGAAAACCCCGACGGCGGAAAAGTCGGGGTTTTTGCATTTCCTAACTAGGCGCTTCACGAAATCCTTGTTACAATTCTTGCAAGGAGGCTCACTCATGTCACTAGCGGATCAGCTTGCAAGCATAGAAAAAAATCTCAATAACTGCGCCTATGCAAAAATGTATAACGCTCTATCTCCAGCCGATAAAAAAGCACTTGACGAAGCATGGCTCAAAGGGTATTCACAGAATACTGTCCTTATGGCGCTCAGGGCTGAAGGCATAAAGAGCAGTAATGAGGCAATTCGCCGACATAGGATTGGAGCTTGCCCTTGTCAAAAGAAACCAAGTTAAAAGGCATTCTTGAAGAGCGTCAAACAATTTACGGCGACGCAAAAAAGAACTTTGCAATTACAGGGCGAATCTGGGGAGCGCTTCTTGGATCTGAAGACATTCCGGCGTGGAAGGTTGCTCTCATGCTTGACGCTTACAAATCTGTTCGTTGCATTGCTAATCCAGCGCATGAAGATTCTTGGCAAGACAAACTTGGCTATACCATTCACGGGCGAGAGATTGTAATTTCTAATGAGTCTTAAAGATAAGTTTGAAGAATTGCCAGAAGAAGTTGAATCTACTGACGTGACTGAATTGCGTCGCGCTCTTATGCGAACGCAAAAAAAGCTCATGGAAACAAAACAGAAAGTTGATGATCTTGTTGCTGCAACTCACCAAGCAGCCTACGACGCAACTCTTTCTTATGGAAAAATAAACCCAGTTGCGGAGCCAAAGGTTACAAAAGGGAACCAAAAGAAAGCTGAAGTTGCTCTGTGGCACATGACGGATTGGCAAGGCGCAAAGCGAACAACCTCTTATGACTCGGAGATCATGCGCCGCCGAGTCTTAGAGTTTGCAGATAAAGCAATCCACATTACAGAGATCCAACGCGCAGATCACCCTGTGGACGAGTGCGTAATTATGTTTGGTGGCGACATGATTGAAGGGCTTTTCAATTTTCCGGGTCAAGCCTTTGAGATTGACGCAACTTTATTTGAGCAATACGTCAATGTTTCTCGCCTCTGCGTTGATGTTGTGCGCGTAGCTCTGGCTAATTACAAACGCGTAAAAGTGGTGCCGGAATGGGGAAACCATGGGCGTATCGGGTCAAAGCGCGACAATGTGCCTCGCTCAGATAACTTTGACCGAATGTGTTATGAATTAGCGCGCCAGCTTCTTGCAGGAGAAAAGCGCTTGACTTGGCAAGAATGCCCTGAAGACATTCAGCGCGTGGAGATTGGAAATTACCGCGCTCTGCTTATTCATGGAGACGAAGTTGGTAGAAATGGATTCGCTTCGCCCGGTGCCATTGTTCAACACGCAAACAAGTGGCGCTCTGGCTCTTATCCTTGGGAGTTTCGCGACGTTTACATAGGGCATTACCATACTCACGCTGAGTGGTCTATGGCGAACGGCTTGGGATCTATTTATCAAACAGGCTCGACAGAATCAGATAACCGCTACGCAGGAGTTCTTCTTGCTTCAGCGGCAATCCCTTCCCAGCGCCTTCATTTTGTAGATCCAGAAAAAGGTAGAGTTACCGCAGGTTACAAAGTCTGGCTTGACTAATGAAGCACGTCGTAATGTTTTCGGGCGGTATTGGATCTTGGGCAGCAGCAAAACTTGTAGCAAAAGAGCATGGCACTGAGAATCTTTATTTGGTTTTCACTGATGTAAAAGGCAAAGCAGAATCTCCGCACATAGGTGAAGACGAAGATACTTACAGATTTATAGAAGACGCAGTAAAAAATGTTGGCGGTCATTACATTTATTTGAATGAAGGGCGCGACATTTGGGAAGTATTCAAGGACAAGAAGTTTCTGGGAACAAGCCGTTTAGCTCATTGCTCTTTTCAATTAAAACAAATCCCTGCAAGAAAATGGCTTGAAGCAAACTGCGATCCGGCGGAAACAGTAATTTACTTAGGAATTGACTGGACAGAAACTCACCGACTTCCAGCGATTGAACGGAACTACCTGCCATACATAGCCAAAGCGCCTTTAACCAATCCTCCTTACATGGATAAAGAGGCAATGATTTCATGGGCGCAAAGCGAAGGGTTGAAAACTCCGCGCCTTTATGATCTTGGGTTCAGCCACAACAACTGCGGAGGAGGTTGCGTCAAAGCAGGTCAAGCGCAATGGAAAAAATTGTATAACCTTATGCCTGAAAGATTTATGGTCTGGGAGCAGAAAGAACAAGAAATGCAAGAATACCTTGGTCGCCCAGTTGCCATTCTCAAAGAAACGCAAAATGGATTGACTCGCCCTTTGCCGCTTATAGAATTGCGGAGAAGAATAGATAGCGCTCCACAACTTATAGATGACTCAGACATAGGCGGTTGTGGTTGCTTTGTGGATAGGGAGGACAACAATGGAGAAAACGCTTGAAATACATTTGGTTGAGCAGCGCGACGCAATCTATGAAGCTATTCTCAACGCTGAAGTTCCTGAGCCTATGAGTTGGACGCATAAGTTATTGTGGGAGCAAGCGCGGATTTATTTTACTCGAATTGTATTGGAGGCTGGAAATGAGACCAAAAAAATTACTTTCACAGAATAGCGAGCTGAGGCCAGACGGGATCTTTAACTGGTCGCTTCCTGCTTTTGCTATCAAATTGACCAACGGAGAAAACTTTAACGTCTGCCCTAATGCTGGCGCTTGCTCTTCTTTTTGCTATGCAAGAAACGGCACTTATTTATTCAGCAACGTTCGCGGACGCCACATTGCAAACCTTGAATACATTTTGGAAGATCCCCAAGGCTGGTACAAACAAATGTTGGCGGAAGTTCAGCACCCAAAGAAAGCCGGAAAGTTCATTCGCATTCATGACGCAGGAGATTTCTTCTCAGAAGAGTACCTCAAATTATGGTTGGAAATTGCAAGGAATACTCCAGAGGTGACTTTCTATTGCTATACAAAAGAAGTTGCTCTGTTCAAACGCATGGTAGAACCTAATTGCCCAGCTAATTTTCGGTATCTTTATTCTATGGGCGGCAAACAAGACCACCTGATAGATCTTGAAAATGATCGCCACGCAGAAGTATTCCCAGACGACGCAGCGATTCTTGACGCTGGCTATGTTAGTCAAGACGCAAGCGATTTACTTGCGATTACTTTGGATAGCAACAAAATTGGAATCCCTGCCAATAACATTCGCCATTTCAACAAAAAGATAGCTGGAAGAACTTTTGGAGAATTACAAAGCGAAAGAGATTCTCAAAGAGAAAAAAAGCTTTCTAGTCAAAATACTGGATCTCAATAACAACAGGCGGAGAGCAATAGGCGTTGTATTCGCACGCGTGTTCGATTGCCTTTTTGATGATTTGTTTCGCTCGCTTGGGGTCGTCTGCGCATTCTTTGATCCCTTGGGCAAGCATTGAGCCAAGAGTAATGTCGCCTCCGCTTCCAAAAACATAAACGCCTCGCCTATCTCTATCCCAGCCGTAGTCATTGTGGACGGGATAGATAACGCCCTGAACGGCAACAAGGAACGCAGAATCATTCCAAGCAGATTCGCCTTCCCATTTTGCGTCAAAGCCGGAGTCAATGAAATGGTCGCGTAATTGAGGAATAAATACCTGCGTCATAAATTGGTCAAGCTTAGAAATGTCAAGGAACTCTGGAGGCTGAGGAGGAATCCACCCCTGTTGGATCAGATTTCCGCCTCTTGTTGCGCCAGTTATTGCAAACAAGTAGTCCTTTTGATCGTCCCACAAAACCTTGGGATTGCTCAGGATAAACATAGAGCCAGAATCGTCCGTAGCGCGAGAATCTGCGCCAATTATGGCGAAGCCGTTCCCTTGAAATCCTGCAAGTGTGGTCATGCTCCTATCCTCTCACGCCGAGGCGCGCGGAGAACAATTAGCCTTGAAATGCTTGGAAAATTGTAATTTGAGGGCTATTGTCCTCCCCAACAGGTGTCCAAAAGGTCGCCCTTAAAGGAAGGTAAACCATGGCAGGAAAGTTTGATCTCGAAAATTACGAAACGGTGGAGTCAAGATTACGCCGTCTTTATACAAAGTTCCCAGAAGCAAGAGTTCTCACGGATCTTGTTTTTCATGACGAGCGCCGCTTCATAATTAAGGCAGAAGTTTATCTTTCAACAGATGATCTCAGCCCAGTAGCAACTGGATACGCAGAAGAAATTGTTGGAGCTTCTCCTGTCAACAGAACCTCAGCCCTTGAAAATGGGGAAACCTCTGCAATCGGACGCGCCATAAGCAACTCCGTTCTTTGCTTAGAGGCTCCAGAAGGCAAGCGCCCAAGCGCTCAGGAAATGGAAAAAGTTCAGCGCTATGCAAGCGAGCCACGAAAGCCTGTTGCTTCAGCCAAGCCAGCGCGCGTTTACAACGACCTAGAGATTGCCGACATTACGGCAATTATGGAAACAGTAAAAATCGCAACAAGTAAGGACGAATTGCGCGCTATTTATGCAGATTACGCAAAGCGAGATCTTCTTGAAGCAACAGTCAATGGAACAACGCTCAAAGATGTATTTTTGGCGCGTGTTCAAGAAATCTCATGACCGACCAACTTCCATTGCTCCCCTATGCAGGGAGTTCCGGCTGGAGAGGATCAGAAGCCAGCCGAGATCGCGCCTTCATTGAGGACGCAAACGGAACAACTTCTCTTCGCCAACGCATTGCTTTGAAGCGCGTTTGGGATCAAGAGTTCCGAGGGCTTACTTGGAAAGAATTGGGAGAGATTGAAAACATTCACGCAGGGCAATCCTCTGGCGTTCTTTCTGTTCTGCATAAGGAGGGCCTAGTGGTTCGGCTGAAAGAGCGCAGAAATCGTTGCTCAATTTATGTCGCTCCTATTTATGTCAAAGAGCGAGAAGTTTCTCCTCGCAATTTCAACAGTTCAAAAGATGAAATCTGCCAAGAAATCCTTGCTCTGATAATTACGGGGAAATTGCTTGGAACAGACGAAGAAATTGTTGCAGACATTGAATCTCTTTTGGCAAGGGAGGGCTACTAGGTGGATCAAGAGAGAACTGCCGTATCCCTTTTTGCAGGGATTGGAGGCTTTGACTTAGCGCTAGAGAGAGCAGGAATCCGAGTTGTAGCTTCTGTCGAAATAGATAAAAAGTGCCAAGCGATCCTCGCGAGACATTTTCCAAACGCAAAACAATTCAACGATGTAGAGGAGGTAACAGGTGAGCAACTTATTCAAGCAGGATTCAATCCTGCAAACGGAATCATTACAGGAGGATTTCCTTGCCAAGATTTGTCCGTCGCTGGTAAGCGAGCAGGATTGGCAGGAAAACGGAGTGGACTTTTTTGGGAAATCTGCCGAATCATTGACGAAACAAGACCGGAAACGGTTATCCTCGAAAACGTCTTTGGTTTACTTTCCTCCAATAACGGAAGAGACATGGCAGTTGTCCTTGAAGCGCTGGTCAAGCGCGGGTATCGCGTGGCATGGAGGGTGCTTGACGCTCAATACTTTGGAGTTCCCCAGCGACGCCGTCGAGTCTTCATTGTCGCAAGTCTTGGAAACGCAGGGAGATCACCTGAAGAAATACTCGATCTCCGAGAAAGCCGCACAAGGTATCTTGCGCAGAGCAAACAGAAGAGGGAAAACCCTTCCTCCTCGGCTCCAAAAGGCTCTCGAATCGTTAGTGGAGAAATTGTAGGAACTTTGCAAGCAAGTGATTACAAGTTTCCGCAACAACAACAAGCTCACGAAAATAAAATCGTCATTCAAGAAACAAAAAGTTAATGTTTTGGTACATAAAAAGCAGGAGGGCGCAAACAGTGGACGACGTTGAAACTTGGCTTGAAGGCGGAGTAACTCCCACTCTTAATCGCATGGATAACAGCGGAGAATCTTTTGCAACAGTCTTAATTATTGACGGCACAAGAGTTGGAGATGTAAGGGTTTATGCAGATCAGATTGCCCCCACAGTAATTTCAAGATACGGAACAGGAGGAGGAAACGTGCCAATGATTTTCGACAATTCAGAGCCAACCGCTTACTCTCTTAGAGAGGACGCAAAAGCAAACACTTTCAGCGCTACAGAAACAGATACGGCGCTGGCTTTACAGGCTCTCCAGCCCAGCGTTCAATCTCACCACGCACAGTTATTTATTGCAGAGCCACTTTCGGTTCGGCGATTGACCCCAGTGGAGTGCGAAAGATTGCAGGGCTTCCCTGATAACTGGACAGAAGGTCAAGCAGATTCAAACAGATACAAACAAATTGGAAACGCAGTCGCGGTTCCTGTCGTAAGTTGGATAATCGAGAGAATGGAAGAGAAATGAGCGACAAAACAAAAAAGTTTAACCCTCCTATGGGCTGGATCGTTTCAGTCAATCACCAAGAGGTTTCAATTCGCCGTCTAGCTGAGGCGCTTAACGTAAGCCCTTATACGCTTGGAAAAGCGCTGGAGGATAGCGGTTACGTTCTAGTTCCTGACCAAATGGATCTGGCTGCTGATACTGCAAAAGTGATCCTGCGCCAAGAGCAAGTTGCTCCGACTAATACATTGAAGGTAGTTCCGGAGCCTTCTATGGCAGATGTAGCCGAAAGTGTTTCTGAATTAGACGAGGAAGAAAAGGAAAATGAGTAATTACAAATCAGAAAGCATTCTTGACGACATAGTTGATAACTGCGAATGTTGCGCAATGAATCTCGAAGAAATGGACGACTCTGATGTTTATACAGAAAAAGTATCTGAGAATGTGGAGGAAATAAAATGACAAAAGAACAAGAGTTAATTCTTCAAATTGAAGAAGCAATCGCTAATCTGAAAGAAATCCGCGCAAACCTAATCAAAGAGGCGCAAGTAAATGACTAGCGCAATCATTACTCCAGCTCAGGTTGAGCAACGGCTTTACGCTCTTTCTAAGGATCTGGATTCAATTCAGAAAGAATTGGAAGAGCAGGAAGATAATTACTACATTACCAAGGCGCATTACGAAGTCGCTTTGGCTAAATCGCGCATGACTTACGCCTCGAAATCTGCGCCCAATGGCAAAAATTACACTTTGCAAGAGCGCGAGGACTTGGCTCTAATTGAGAATCAAGATCTGCACTTCCGCCTAGCCCAAGCCGAGGCAATGGTTAAAGCAGGGCGAGCGAATGCCTCCAGAATAAAGACGCAGGTGGACATTACGCGATCTATTGGAACGTCTGTTCGAGTATCTATGGAGGTAGCATGATTGAAGAAGATGAAACTTTTTCTTTGACAGAATCAGGAAAAGCCGTTTATTACGCTTTCATAGAGGCTTACAAGAAAAAGCACCCTGAAGCTTCAGAAGAGCAAGCAGCCAAGGCAATCCGCGAGAGTCTGCAATGACAAATCCTGTTGCTTTTCACGATCAAGCGCTTCAATACATAAAGAGCGACTCTTTCACAACAGTTGTGGACGGAGCGATCTCCTTTGAGATTCTCGCAAGAGAGTTTGAAGGCTATTGGAGAGCAGTTATTTCAGACGAAATCCGCTTCAATCTGGGAGTAATTGAGCATGAAGAAAGCCTCAAACTCCCAGACCCATTCAAAAGAAAAATCCTACTTTCAGTTTGGAGCATAAATGACCGACCTCAATAGCCTTCTCACCAAATCTCTTACGGCATTCGACGCCAATAGAGACAGATCCAAGCAAGTGGAAATCGGCCCGTCAAGCCTTGGAGGTTGTCGCCGTCAGGTTTATTACAATCTCATTGCCCAGCCAGTGACCAATCCAGAAACAGAATCTCTTGCTGCCATTCTTGGCACATTCATTCACGCCGGAATCTCTGAAGCTATTGTCCGAGAAGATCCATTCGGCGACAACTTCATAATTGAAGAGCAGGTTGCCTTTGGAGGGCTGAAAGGTCATGTGGATCTCTTTATCAAAGACTCAGGAATGGTTGTGGATTGGAAAACAACCAAAAAGAAATCTTTGCGCTATTTCCCAAGCCAGCAACAAATCTGGCAAGTTCAGACCTACGGCTACCTTCTTTCTCAGAATGGGCAGGAGGTGAAACAGGTTGCTCTTGTCGCTATTCCGCGTGACGGAGAAATGGCAGAGATCCGAGTCCATGTTGAAGATTATGACGAGGCGATTGCTTTACAGGCGATTGCTTGGCTTGATGAAGTCAAAGCTCTTGCCGAAAGCAAGACTCCTCCGGCTCCAGAAAAGTGGGCAGGATTCTGCTCCAGTTATTGCAAGTTTTATGACGCGACAGGAGAAGTGGGTTGCCAAGGTACTCAGAAATAAATTGGGACAAGGCTAATTGCAAAGGCGCTCCCACAAATCTTTTCTACATGGTTGAGGAAAACCGTAAGCACAGCACTTGGATTGACGTAGGGATCTTGCGCACAATTTGTGGAGGCTGCCCTATTCAAAAAAAGTGCCTTGCTTATGCCCTAGAGCACGAGATCTACGGCGTTTGGGGAGGCATGACAACGCAAGAGCGAAACGCTTTCAATGGGAAAGGCTCTTGGGAGCGCTCGAAAGAGATAATTCTTGAGTTGGCGCAGTATGGTATTTCCATTACCGAGATCAAGGAGGCCGTCGTTGAGTATCAGAATCATGTCCGAAATCTGGAAAACTAGGCTTCCAACAAGCGAAAAAATGGTTTTGCTTGTCATTGCCGACCATGCCAGCGACGACGGCACTGAGGCTTGGCCCAGCCAAAGGCTTATCGCGGAGAAAGCAAGTTTGACGATTCGCACTGTTCAAAGGTGTATAAATAATCTGCAAGCTGAAGGCTGGCTCCACATGGATAAGCGAGCCGGTGGCTCAATAAATTGCAGAGATGATCGCCGTCCGAATAAATACACAATCCACCTTGGAAAGCTCCGAGGCGAAATTGTGTCGCCTCGCAAGAAACGAGGCGAAATTGAAGCCATGGACGAGGCGAAATTGACGCCAGCCACGGGGCGAAATCCACGCCCTATGAACCATACAAAAGAAACACCCATGGAAACACCAAGCGAGTTTGAAATCTTTTGGAAAATCTATCCTCGAAAAACTGCAAAAGGAGCAGCAAGAAAAGCTTGGGAAAAATTGACGGAAGAAAATAAAAAAGCTGCAATCGCTGGCGCAGAGAGATTCGCAAAAGATCCAAACCGCGAAGACCTCTGGACTCCTTATCCGGCGACTTGGCTGAATGCGGAGCAATGGGAGGACGAGCCTCTACCACCTCTTAAACTATCACCAGAGGCGATTAGAGAGGCCGAGAAGGTTAGGGCTAGGGAAAAGGCGCAAAGAGAAAGAGAAGCGGCTGAAAGCCTTGCAAAGTTGGAAGAGGCAGCAAGAGAGAAGGCGGTTCCTATGCCGGATTACTTGAAGGATCTTCTTCGGCGTGTCTAAAATCTGGATTTGACTTGCTCGGATTACTCATAAGCCTTACGCTTTTCTTACTCGATTGAAAGGAGAGGCAATGACTCTCGTTCCAACAGAAATTGCACGCGTTCAAGCTGGCGACCAAATCTTTGTTGAATCAAAGGTTTGGACGATCAAATCCCTAGAAGGGCCAGATCGAATTGGAACCTACGACCTGTATCTTCAGGACGATCAAGGAGCGCCAAAAATAGCCATAGCCAACGGCTCGGTTACAATGGTTAGGTGATTACTTTCCGCGTCAATGGAATCCCCATTCCGCAAGGAAGCATGAAAGTAATCAACGGGCGCGTCCTGCATTCTCAGGGATCAGCCCTTGCCGTTTGGCGCTCGCTTATTGGCTGGGAAGCCAAGGCTGCCGGAGCCTCTCCTCATTCATTGCCTGTCAAAATAACGATCTCCTTTTTCATGCCTCGCCCTAAAACTGTCAAAAGGGCTTATCCCTCCGTTGCTCCTGATCTCGATAAATTGGTCAGAGCTGTCCTTGACGGGCTTACAGGCGTCGCCTATGAGGACGACGGGCAAGTTGTCCAGATTCACGCTCGGAAACTGTATGGAGCTGAGGTTGGCGCAGAAATCGAGCTTGAAACGATCAAATACTGAGGAAAAAAATCTTGAAAAAATGCCCTGTACATGTTGGACAACCATAATGTGAGGGCTATAGTTATCCCTAACAGAGAGCCAAGAGGCTCTCCCAAACAAAGGGAAGCAAAATGAAATCTATTTTTGAAATGCTTGAAGACGCGACAGATACCTATAACGGAAAGACTGGCTGCGCTTGCGGTTGCGGTGGATCTTATGCAGAAGTTGATTCAGTTGCAGGAAAAAAGCGAATCGCAAAAATCCTGAAGGCAGATCTAGCCAAGGTTATTGTTACACCTTTTGGCGACGGCACAGGTTGCCTCGAAATTGAGAACGCAGACGGATCTCGCGTGGTGCGCGTTTATGTTAAGGCGGTTGCATAATGGCTAAGAAAATCTACACTTGCGACGATTGCGGAAAAAAGTTTCCTGCTCTTTATCAGATTATGCTTCACGCAGATTTCCACAAAGGCGAGCCAGTAGTTCGCGAAAAAGGTTGCTTCTGCGCAAACATGTGGGACATTCGCCGAGGATCTTGCCACCATTGCGGATACATTCACACCAATGGCTGGCGCGTTATTGACGGCGTGGCGGTGATTGCATAATGCAAAACGCAATCACAAAAGAGCAAGCGCTTGAATTATTTGACGCAGGAATCCCGAACGAGATCCAAGACTCTTTTTTCAAAACTATGTTGAACGGACACCGCTGGGGCTGGCACCAGGTTTCCTACTCTTATTGCCCAGCCTGTGAAAGAAAGGCGAACTCATAATGACTTACCAAATTAAGAAAATGAGAACATTTGAAATGAGCAACGGCGTTGCTTTAACTGCAGATCTTTACCGCAATGGAAAACTGATTGCATTCCTTGAAGATAAAGGAGACGGAGGCGGATTAGCGGTGCGCTGGGCTGAAGGTCATGTCTGGAGCAATCCTGAAGAATCTCAATTTGTTGCAGATTTCTACGGCGCTCATGCTCCGAAAGATCATTGGACGCAAGAACATGTGGGAGCAGATTACGCCGACTCTCTTGAATTGCAGGTTGAGTGGCTTATTGAAATGCACCAAGCAAAGCAACTTGCAAAGGTAGGTGCGTAATGGCTACCAAATCACGCAGAGTTCGAATTGTTTTGGAAAATAATCAGTATGTTCTTGCTCCAAAATGGGCAGTTGCAGATTTTGTAGGCGCTGACGAGTACGGCAATCTCATAATCCGCGAAACAGAGGCACCTTTCGCTGGGAAATTGGTTGGCTTAACCGCTTGTTGTGGCGCAACCGCCAAGGGTTGTGACGGATACATAGGTTGCCGGAATTGCTATCAGGAAGTGGATTCATACCTTGGAGGTTGGATTCCCGAGTCAATGATTTTTCTGAAGAAGAAGGTAGGCGCATAAATGGAAGGGATTCAGGATTACAAAAAAAGCCTTATTTCAATCGGATACTCCGAGGAAATGGCTCAAAGAATTGCTGAAGGCTTAGTCAAAGCTTTGCAACCAACTAACGAAAAGGGAGACAAATAAATGAAATGCCCAAAATGCTCTACAGAAATGCACACAAACACAGTAATAACTAGAAAGCCCTTCAAGCATTACCAAGAATGCCCAAAATGTAACTTTAAGACGGAGGCTAAGTAAATGAGAATGGAACGGAAATACATAGCGCGACGCAGAGCAGTCGCGTTAATCATTGGGGCTTTGCTTTTGAGCCTTTTCACTTATGCAACTCGCGACGTTTGCTATGTCGGGGAAAGCGGAAACGCGCTGGGCTACGGATCTTGCCTTGGAATGATTGAGAAGGTGGTTGAGAATGGCAACTAGAAGCACAATCGCTCTTTCTGTTCCAGAAGGATTCAGAGCAATTTACTGCCATTGGGACGGCTATCCGGAAGGCGTAGGCGCGACTCTTAAAAACTCTTACTCAACTTTGGAGCAAGCAAAAAGTCTTGTAGAAAAAGGCGATCTTTCAACTCTTGGCGACACTATTGAATCAAGCGAGTTTTATACAAATCGCGGAGAAGAATTGAAAGTTGAAACATTCAATTCCGAATCGGATTGGTTGGAATGGGCGAGCGCTTGCTCTTGCGAATACGCCTACTTGTTTAAGGACAACAAATGGATTGTGGAGGCAATTTGATGACAAGAGAAGAGATTGACTTTCGGGAAGCAATCGGGAAAGAAATCGTCGCTTTTGCCGATAGCCAAAGCCTGAATGAAGACGCTTACTGGGGCTTAATGCGAGCCGTTGGAGTTATTAGGGAGAAAATCTGGCACGGATCTGCTTGCCCTTGCTCCCTTTGCGAAGGCAAAAAATGACTTACGGGCGCGGATCAGGAGTGGATTCTCAGTTTTACAGTTTGAACTTAGTTTGCTGGGAATGCTCTGGAGATTATCTCGCGGAGTTTGACGCTGAAGGCTCTTCTGCCGACATTGACTGGATCTGCGAAGAGCCAGTGAGACGCCCTTTTTGGGCATTCTGGAGATCAAAAACTTGCGGTTACTCAAATTATCAGGAGGTGGAGCTATGAATTGCGACGAATGTGGGCGCAAAGATCTAAACATGGACGAAGTGGCTTACGGGCATGATTGCGAAGTCAAATCAACCAAGGAATACAACGGCTGGAAGAATCACGCAACATGGAATTGCGCTTTGTTCCTTGCTAATGACGAAGGAATCTACAACGGCGCGGTTGCATTCATGGCAGATTACAAAGGCGAAAGCCCTTACATAGATTTTTGCAAAGAATCGGGCTTGGACAATCAAAAAACGCCCGACAAAATTAAGTGGATCAGTGAAGAATTAGATTACGCAGCCTTGAATCGCGCAATGTGGGAGTTTGCTCCAGAAACTGCGCCATGCACAAGGTGTGAAACAAAGGTAGAGCCGGATTCTTTGACGCGCTTGCTTGATTGGAACCTCTGCTCAGACTGCGTAGATGACCTGTAATGAGCCAATACCAGATCACAGTTTTCATTGACGGCGTCAAGACAAGCGATTTTTTCTTCAGCCATGCAATAGAAGCCGTAGAAGCTTGGCAGAAGTTTGAAGATTATGGCGACGCGAAAGAGATCCGAACAATTATTTTCATTCCTCCGCTTGGAGAAGTAGCAACGAAATCTTTCTACCACCGGTATCCATAGGCGTTAAAGCAGGTTATTCATTTCCTGCCAAGACTGGTCATGAAGGCAACCCTTGCCGAGCCAGATCTGCGCCACCGATTCGGCTCCTGACTGCCGTTCCAGTTGGGAGCCGAAATCGGCTTACGGATACAATAAATGCACCAAACTCTTCTCTGAAAGGGGAACGAAAATGGAAAGTCAAGACAAAATGATCCAGCGCTGCACAGGTTGTGGCGCTCAAATTTACGGAATTACGATCTGCGCCCATTGTGGCGGAAAGAAGGGCTGATCCGATACGGTTTCTCGCACGAGTCCTTGTAATTGCCCTAGCGGTTGGACTCTGCACTCCTTTGACTTCTGGAATTGCGCAAGCTCCCAAGGCGACACCTGCGCAACGCTTGAAAATTATGACTCCCAAAGAGATTGCTCACCTGCGAGTAATGGAGCAATGGGGAAGCAAAAAAGAGTTTGCTTGCCTCGATCAGCTCGTTCATCACGAAAGCCGTTGGAATCCTTTGTCGCACAATAAATCCTCCGGAGCCTTTGGGCTTTTTCAATTTTTGCCCTCTACTTGGGCTAACTACAAATACCCTTACAAACCAAAAGACCCAGCGATCCAGATAAAGGCAGGGCTGAGATACATTTTCAAGCGCTACGGATCTCCTTGCAAAGCGTGGTCTTTTTGGCAACTCCAAGCGCAAAAAGGGAATCCTTGGTATTAAGATCCGTCTATGGACAAAAAGATTGCTCAAAAAGTTATTGAGCGCGCTGGAGGGTATTGCGAGAAATGCGGAGGCTCTCTTTCTGAGGCTTACAATCTGCACCACCGCAAGCTCAAATCTAGGGGCGGCAAGGATCAAGTTTCTAACTTAATTGTTGTACATAATTTTTGCCACATTCAGCAAAAAGATTCAATCCACGACAATCCTGAAGAATCTGAGCGTATGGGATTTATGGTCCCTTCATGGGCAAGCCCTGAAGATCACCCTCTAATTAGACCAGACGGCTCTGTCGTATTACTATTAGAAGACGGAAGCTACAAATTACTAGAGAAGGCGAAGTAAATGGCACAAATTACAGTTCAAGGCAACATTGGAAAAGATCCAGAAATCAAGTTCTCTGGCGATCTTGCAATTACAAAGTTTTCTCTTGCAGAAACTCCGCGCACAAAAAATAAAGCGACGGGGCAATGGGAAGACGGCGAAACAATTTGGTTTAACGTTGTGGTTTTTGGATCACAAGCTGAAACTGTTGTTGATAACTATGCCAAGGGAGATTCTGTTCTCATAATTGGAAAGTTTCGGCAATCAAATTACAAAGACAAGGCTGGCGAAGAGAAAACCTCGCTTGAAATCAACGCAGAATACATTGGCAAAGTTGCTCGCTCCGGCAAGAGCAAGCCAGCGCCAAAAGAAGAGGTTGCTCCATGGTAGAGAATGAAATGTCCTCGCAAGAAGTTGCGGATCTTCTTGGCATTACTATTAACAACCTTCGCCAGATTCAGCACAGAGGCACTTTGAAATGGAAGAGGCGCGAATGGCGAAATGTTTTCTATTCTACCGAAGAGGTTCTGGCTTATGCAGCCAAGCGAGAGGCGCGTAAGCACCGCTAGTCTTTGTGCATGAGCGTTGTAATAACTGAAGAGGTTACAGTCGAAGATCTCGACGAAGCTATGAAGCACATTCAAGTGCTTCTGGCTGATAACCGCCTGAAGCCACAACGCAGAAATCTTTTACTAGAAACTTTGGACGATCTATTAGACGAGCGCTTGAAACTGGCGAACATAAAACCTCAGTGATAAAGTAATGTGTGGAGGCAAACATGGAGATTAAGTCGGTAAAGATTGAAGAAATAAAGCTTGACCCAAATAACGCTCGCAAGCATTCAGAAAAGAATCTTGCAGCGATCTCCGCAAGCCTTAAACAATTCGGACAAAGAAAGCCAATTGTTGTTCATAACGGAGTGATCCTTGCAGGTAATGGAACTTATTCAGCGGCTTGCAGTTTAGGCTGGGAAGAGATTTCTATTGTGGAAGTACCAAGCGAATGGGATTCAGACACGGCAAAGGCTTATGCGCTCGCAGATAATCGCACCGCCGAATTAGCGGAATGGGATACTGAGCACTTAGCAAAGCAACTCTTAGAGCTGGACGAAATGGGTTGGGAAGTCGGCGACCTTGGATTTGATGTTCCTGATAAGCCAAACGACAAAATAGAAAAGCCTTCGATCTCTCTTGCAGAGAAGTTTCTTGTTCCTCCTTTCAGCGTCTTAGATACCAGAGCCGGATACTGGCAGCAGCGCAAAAGAGTTTGGTTGGATTATGGAATCAAAAGCGAAGAGGGCAGAAAAAAGAATCTGCTCAATTTCTCAAAAACAATCAACCCTGAAGGTTTGACAAGTATTTTTGACCCTGTGCTTTGCGAGATTGCTTACCGCTGGTTTACAGCTCCAAAGTCGCAGATCCTTGACCCTTTTGCCGGAGGATCAGTGCGTGGTATTACGGCAGCCTATCTCGGTCATAATTACCTCGGCTTAGAATTAAGCGAAACGCAGGTAAAAGCGAATGAGCAACAGGCAGACGGACTCTTAGAAGATAAGAGAGGGTTGGTAAATTGGATAATCGGCGACAGTAATGAATCTCTTGACGCTCTCCCAGAGGATTTCAAAGCTGATTTGATTATGTCTTGCCCTCCGTATGCTGATCTTGAAGTCTATTCTGACGATCCTGCCGACATTTCCAACATGCCATACCCAGAGTTTCTTGCAATCTACCGCTCAATCATTGCCAAGGCGGTAAGCAGATTGAAAGAAGATAGATTCGCCTTCTGGGTTGTCACTGAGGTTCGCGACAAAAAGACAGGCTTATACAGAAAGTTTGTTCCAGATACGATTGCAGCTTTTGAGGACGAAGGAATGAGCTTTTACAATGAGATTATTCTTCTCAGCCCTGTGGGTAATGCTGCTATGCGCGCAGGTAATTTCTTCACCCATAGCCGGAAGTTAGGCAGGATTCACCAGAATGTTCTTGTCTTTGTCAAGGGAGATCCCAAGAAAGCAACAGAGTTTTGCGGAGAAGTAGATTTCACCACCGAAAGCACTTTCTTTGTAGAGAATGAAGAAACGCCATGGGCTTAGTGAAATTACAATGTAACCATGAGTAAATCGAGTGCAAAAGCAGCGAGCGAAAAGGCAAAGCTTGAGTTAGAACTATTTGAGAAAGATCGTCAGGTTATCAAGTTCCGCCAAGGCGGATTGACCTTTGACGAGATAGCGCAGCGAATGGGCTACTCGCACCCTTCTGGCGCTCACATGGCATTCAAACGCGCAATGGAAAGAATTGCAGACGAAGCGATTGCCAGCGAAGGCAGGGCGCTTCACCGAATCAGATTAGAAACAGCTCTCTCTGCAATCTGGAATCAAGTGCTGAAAGGTGATCTTCCGGCAATAAATACAATGTTGAAGATTCTGGAGCGCGACGCAAAGCTCTATGGCTTGGACGCACCTATGAAGGCAGAGTTGGAGGTGACAAATTATGACGGAAACATTTTACGACAGAGAACACGCGAGATTGTCCAAGCAATTCGAGAGGTTGCAGGACAGGAGGATTCTCTGGGAGAACGATCTGGCGAGACCGGAGCAGCTCCCGAATGAGGACGAGGCTTGGACGACATGGCTTTATCTTGCAGGGCGCGGAGCAGGAAAGACAAGAACTGCTGCTGAATGGATTGCGTGGCAAGCGATCACGCAAAACAATACGCGCTGGGCAGTTATCGCACCAACCTTTGGCGACGTTCGAGATACTTGCGCTGAGGGCGAGTCGGGCTTGCTCCCCATTCTTCGCGAGTATGGCGTTCTCGATTATTACAACCGAACTATTGGGGAGATCAAACTTGTCAATGGGAGCAGAATCAAGCTCTTCTCAGCCGACGAGCCGGATCGCCTCAGAGGGCCGCAACACCACGGAGCTTGGTGTGATGAATTAGCCGCTTGGCGCTATGAAGATACTTACGACCAGCTCCAATTCGGCCTCCGGCTTGGAGATCACCCTAGAACTGTAATTACGACAACGCCAAAGCCTGTGCCTTTGATCCGAAAGCTAAACTCCAGAGATGACGGCTCCGTTGTGGTTGTCCGAGGCTCGACTTTCGACAATGCAGCCAACCTTGCTCCCCAAGCCTTGATCGAATTGCAAGCGCGCTATAACAACACGCGCCTTGGCCGGCAGGAGCTATACGGAGAAATCCTTGAAGACGTCGAAGGAGCGCTCTGGACGCGTGGGCTAATTGAGCGCAATCGCATTACGGAGATCCCTGCTCTTTCTCGGATTACTGTTTCAATAGATCCAGCGGTTACCAATACGCAAGCCTCAGACGAAACGGGAATCTTGGTTTGCGGTGCAGACGCTAGAGGCTACGGCTATGTTCTCGGAGATTATTCCTTCAAAGGATCTCCTCTTGAATGGGCGCGCAAAGCGGTAGAAATCTTCAAGCAATGGAAAGCAGATTCAATCTTGGTGGAAGTCAATCAAGGAGGCGACATGGTTAGCGCAGTTCTCCGGCAGGTGGACGCGACTTTGCCTATTCGAGAAGTGAGAGTCCATGTTGGAAAGAAGCTCAGAGCAGAGCCAGTTGCTGCAATGTATGAGCAGGGCAGAATCAAGCACGTCGGAGCCTTTGAGAAATTAGAAGAGCAGATGACTCTCTGGACTCCTGAAAGCTCAGACTCTCCAGATCGCCTTGACGCAATGGTGCAAGGATTCAGCGATCTTCTAGGAACTGCAAACATTTCAAATTATTTCAATGCGATTGCAAACTTTTGTTCAAAATGTAATTTGCCAATGCCGAAGTCGCAAAGCCATTGCTCAAAGTGTGGTTCTGTTATGATTATCGCGCCGTAACATGAGGGCTAACTAAGGAGATTCACATGGGTTTAAGAAACCGAATCGCAAAAGCAATCGCAGGAACAGATGTAGAAAAAGCAGCTCCTAATCTTCCAGCAGGTTCTACAGTTATGACCGAACAACAAATGCGACAAGCGCAAGGCGCTATCGGACAAACTTATGGCAACAATGTTCCACTAGAGCGCAACCCTTGGCTCTCAATGGTTCCGTTTGGGCCGGGTAATCCAATAACACCGGGTGCAATCAACCCTCTTCGCGCAGACGGACGCCCAGATCCGCGACGCTATGAATACCAAGTAGCGCAAAACATAAACATTACAGAAACGCGACTTGTTCCTTTCAAGACTCTTCGAGCAGCGGCAGATCAAATTGACATAATTCGCCGTTGCGTTGAAGTTATCAAATCAAAGTTAGTCGGATTAGATTTTGACATTGTGCTAGGAACAGACGCAGGAGAAAAGATTCAAGCAAAGTCAGGTGGAGATCATGTTCGCGCAATGGTGCAAGCTCGCGAAGAATTAACAGACGAGATTGACCGCATTCGCACATTCTGGGAAAACCCAGACAAAGCCAACGGATTAACTTTTACAGACTGGCTAATGATTGCGCTCGAAGAAGTTTTGGTTATTGACGCCCTTGCAATCTGGCCGCAAAAGACAGTAGGCGGAGAACTTTATGGCTTGCAGATCTTAGACGGCGCAACGATTAAGCCTTTGCTTGATGATCGCGGTATGCGCCCTATGGCTCCGGCTCCGGCATTCCAACAGATTCTCTACGGCTTCCCTCGCTCTGAGTTCTCAGCTAATAGCGACGACCCACAGGCAGACGGCGAATTTACTTGCGACGACCTTGCCTATCTTGTGCGCAATCGCAGAACAACAAGCGTCTATGGACAAAGCCCAGTAGAGCGCTCGCTTCCGCTTGCAGACATTTATCTTCGACGCCAACAATGGATTCGCGCTGAATACACAGACGGCGTAATTCCGGCAATGATGTTTGAAACAGACGCGACATGGGGAACAAATCCTGATCTCTTGCGCGCGTATGAAAACATTTTGAATGATGATCTTGCAGGGCAGACAGAGCAACGCAAGCGCGCTCGCTTATTGCCAACAGGACTCAAAGCGGTAATGGACGAAGGCTATGGCGAGAAGTTCAAAGATACGCTGGATAACTTTCTCATTGAGTCAATCTGCGGTCACTTCGGAGTTCAGCCAACAGAAATTGGCTACAATCCAAAGGGCGGCTTAGGCGGAGCAGGATTTGAGCAAGGCAAGGCTGGAAATGCTGAAGCTCTTGGAGCGCAGCCTTTGATTCAATGGCTGAACAAAATGCTTACAAATCTTTCTTACGCTTACCTTGGAATGCCTCGCGAGCTTGAGTTTAAGCTCATGCCAAGCAAGCGCCAAGACGACGAATCTTCAGCTCGTAAGCACCAAATCGAGATCACCTCGGCTGCTAAGACAGTCAATGAGGGCAGAGCAGAACTTGGCTTACCTCTCTTGGATACTCCACAGGCTGACATGCCGATTCTTTTGGCTGGGCAATCTGTCCTCCTCTTCAGCCCTGACGGAATTATTGACGCAATGGCCGGCGGATCAGCTCCTCAGCTCGAAGCTGACGGCGTAACAGAAATTGAAGGCACAGAAACGGAAGCTGACGGTACGCCAACAGCTAAGCCGGAAGTTGAGCCTGAAGAAGCGGCTAAAGAGCCGGAAGAGGCCGAGCCAAACAAGGTTGAGGTCGCTGCTGAGGTAAAAGCCTTTATGAAATGGGCCAACAAAGGCCGAAGAGGCCGAGATTTTGAGTTCAAAACCCTAGATTCTGTGGTAGCTGACGCTCTAAATCGTTGCGCAATGGAGGGAGATCTGGAGACAGCTCGCCAATTAGCTAAGGCGTACATTTCCTAATGTGGGGCGCTCACAAGGCTGACGGGCGCATAGCAGCGAAAAACTCGGTCAAAGTTCGGGCTGCAATCCGGCAAAGCATAGATCCACGCGACATTTATGAGGAGTATTCAAGGAGCCAGCCTCATGCAAGCGGCGACATTACGCAGGATCGCGCTCGCGCAAGGGCTTGGGCCATGCTTAACGTTCAGATAAATCTGGAGCCAATTACCGCCGTAATCTCAAAGCTATACGCTGACGGCTATCTCCTAGGAGAAGCAGCAGCAGCCGAGGCCGTTGCTAAGGCCGAGCGTAAGGCCGATAAAGCGCTTACCAAGGCCGACGCAAGCATAGATTGGAGCACTTGGAAACCCGGAAATAAGGCAACAGCTCTATTACTTCGGCCTCGCGGAGCTTTCAAGCGCTTGCTCGATAACGCCGGAATTGTGAGCAAGGCAATCGCTAAAGCCGGATACGAAAAGATTGGAACAGCTCTGGCAGATTCAATCGCTTCTGGATCTAGCCCTGCCCAAGCAGCCAAAATCATTGCAGAAAAAATTGGAGATCCGGCGAGAGCGCTAACGATTGCAATTACGGAGCAGAATCGCGCAATGTCTGTCGCTGCTATTAACTTCTACCAAGAATCAGGAGTTGAACAAGTTGAATGGAATGCAGTTGAACCTTGCGACATTTGTGCGCCCAACGACGGACAAGTTGTAAATCTTGGGCAAGCTTTTGACTCTGGAGATACTGAACCACCTGCTCACCCAAATTGTCGGTGCGCTTTGCTTCCAGTTATTCTTGGTATGGTTGATGACCCAAGCCTCGGACAAGATTATCTGAACAGTCTGTCGTATGATTAGCACTAATTCAAGGGAGATCTCATGGCATTGCAACACATAAATAGTCAAGTTCAAACAACTGCAACTCTTATTGCAGACTTACCTGTAAGCATGGGGCGCAACATAGCGGTTCAGATTTACAACAATCATTCTTCTGCAATTTACATTGGTAATTCAACGATCACTACTTCTGGTGCAACAATCGGACGCCCTATGGCTGCAACAAGTTCATTTCAGTTGTGGCTTAACGGAGGAGATCAGATCTACGCAATTTCAGCAGCGCAAACTGCTGCTGGTGCTTGCATTGTGACATTCTCTGCATAATGGCAGACGGATTTGTTCCTCCAGCACCCGTTCGCGCTAACGCAAAAAGGGGACTAGAGCTTCGCGAAAAGCATGGTCGCGGAGGAACTGCTATTGGAGTAGCTCGCGCTCGCGACTTATCGAATGGCTCTGCTCTATCGTTAGACACAGTAAAAAGAATGACTTCATACTTTGCTCGGCATGAGGTAGATAAAAAAGGCGAGGGCTGGGGAGTAGATAGCGCTGGCTACATTGCTTGGCTACTATGGGGTGGCGACGCAGGTTGGGCATGGGCAAAAAAGATCGTCCGCGAACAAGAATCTAAGGAGAAAGCCACAGTGAATGATTTAACCACCGCCTTTTTTGAAATTGTAAAGGCTGATAAGCGCGAAGACGGAACCCTTATGGTTTACGGAAAGGCGACAGACGATTCTCTTGACATTGACCAACAGATTTGTGACCCTGTTTGGCTTGATCGCGCTATGCCGGAGTGGTTTAAAACTGGAGGAAACATTCGCGAGCAGCACTCTTCAATCGCTGCTGGAGTAGCCAAAGAATACGAGAAGAAGGCAGACGGGCATTACATTCATGCGCTTGTTGTCGATCCTATCTCTGTCAAGAAAGTTGATACAGGCGTTCTCAAAGGCTTCAGTATTGGAATCAAATCCCCACGCGTTGTGCGCGATACCAAAGCAGTAAACGGGCGAATCATTGACGGCCAGATTGTCGAGGTGTCGCTAGTGGATCGCCCAGCGAATCCCAACTGCCAACTTGTCCTTGCCAAGAGCGCAGAGGGCGAAACTGGAATGTGGAAAACTGAAGAGCTGATCGAAAAAGAAGAAACAAATTACGAAGGTATCAACCAAGGCGGAGAAAGTTCAGAGCCAGCCGATAAGGAACTTTACTCTCGCGTAAAAGCAGACGCAAAAGACAAGTTTGACGTTTATCCTTCTGCCGTGGCTAACGCTTGGGTAGTTCGGGAATACAAAAAGCGCGGTGGAACCTATAAGCCAAAGGCTGAAAAATCTGCTGCATTTCGACTACAATTACTGACGTTAGAAAACGACGCAGAGAAAAGAGCACTACTTATGAAGAATGCACAAGAACTCATTGAACTTTCTAAGACAATCGCTCCTGCGGACATTGTTAAGTTTGACCAGAAGCTATACGAAGACGCGCGACGCGCCCTTGCTCAACTTATTGTTGTCGAAGCCGGCGAAATGGACGCAGGTAGCAATGAAGAAATGTCTATCGCGCACCTCTTATCAGCCGTTCACCATTTATTCGAGTGGTATCAGGGCGAAGTTGCAGAAGGCGAAGTTGTAGAGGTTGAAGACATTGAATTAGCAGCAAAGCCAAAAGATTCTGACGAAGAAATAGAAAAAGAATTGTGCGTAGGCTGCGAAAAATCCGAAAAAGAATGTATGTGCAAAGGTGGCTTTAAGGCTATGGAAAAGAAAGAAAAGAGCGCAGAAGGCAAGTGCCTTGAATGCGGTTGCCACGCCCCAGCCGATTCACACGAACGCGACGACGTATCAACTGCCGAAATTATTGCGCCAGACGCAACTCCTAAAAGCGCAGAGCCAACAGAAGTTGTTGAAGAGCTAAAGGATCAAGAATTGCCAGAGGCAGAAGAAGCGGCTCCGGCTGAAGAAGCTCCAGCAGCAGAAGAAGCTCCAGCAATCGAAGAAGAAAAAGTTTCTGAAGAGGCTAACTTTTCAGAAGAAGTAGAAGCAATCGTTGAGAAAGCAATAAAGAGTGCTACCGAATCTCTCAAAACAGAGATCGCCCAGTTAGCTAATGCAAAAGAGGCAGCAGTTAGCAAGGCGGTAGGTTTGGAGTCGGAGTTAGCAGTTGCAAAGTCTCTCGCGGTTGCCGGTGGCCCAAAACGGACTATCAAACCAGTAGATCATTCAACGAATGACCTCTTGGTTAAGGCAGCCACATACAAGGCTAAAGCAGACGCGTCAACTGATCCCGATTTAACAAAGGGATACAACCTTCTAGCAAAGAAATACTTTGCCGAAGCTGACGCAATAACTAAATCCAACTAACCGAAAGGAACCAAACTCATGGCGGAAATGCCACGCGCTAAGGATCTCTTCGGCGACGCTTCACCAATCGAAGCAGCGCAGAGAATGGAAGAATTTACCGAGGTTCTTGGTAAGTCACTTTCAAACTCTTCATCTGTTCCGGGTCAAGCTCCAGCCGTAGATCCAACAACTCAACTTGAAGCACTTGCTGCTAACAAGTCACTTTCTCCAGACGCTCTTGCTGGTCTCAACAATGCTCTCGCTTCTCAGCGCTTAGCTATGCAAGAGATCCAGAAAGACATTACCCTTACTTCACCTTTGAGCACTTCTTTTGCAGCCTTCGATCTTGAAGCACCTGCGAAGTTGCTTACTCCTCGCCCAACACCTCTTCGCAATCGCATTCCGCGCAAGAAGGGCGTCGGCACTTCACACCGCGTCAAGCGTATTCTCGGATACACAGGTACCGGAACTGGTGGAGTCGGACAGACATGGCCTGGTATTACTGAAACTTCAACTGCAACTTTTGGTTCAATCAACTACGAGCGCGGTAAGTTAATTTCTTACGCTGCTGACGATTTGGTTCTGCCTTACAACTCTTACTCACTATCTGATTCAGTAAGCTTCGACGCTAACTTCTCAGGTCTTGGGTATCAGGATCTTCGCCAGCTTTCTTCAACTTCTACTCTATACGCAACAATGCTTATGGAAGAGCGCATGATGTTAATGGCTCGCGGAACTGCTTCAGGTTATTCAGGAGCGCTTACTGCACCAACATTCGCACTTGCTTCTCCAGTTGCTTCAGGATCACAAACTGCTGTTGCTGCTGCTACTTACTACGTCAACGTAACAGCTGACGCTGGTATTTCAACAACAGGTTTCGGTGAGTCAATTCTCGGAACAGAAGCTTCAACTGCCGTTGCTGCAGGTGACGTTCTTACCATTACAGTTTCAACTGCAGTATCTGGCGCACTTGGTTACAACATTTATGTTGGAACAACAACAGGTGCAGCAAACCTCAAGTATCAGGGAACTCTCCGTGGAACTGGAACATTCACAATCCAAGGAGCAGGAACTCAGGGTCTTACAGGTAATAACGCAGCCCTAACAACAACAGGAGCAGCAGCTTCTCGCGCGAGCGCAGATACTTCTGCTTATGCAACAGGTTACGACGGAATCCTTCCAACAGTTCTTGGTGCAAACTCAGGCTTCAACAACGCAATCAACTCCACATTCTCAACCTCTAATCCGGGTGCGGAATACCAGACAGTCTTTGCTCGTCTTTACGATTCAGTTAAGGCAGATCCAGATTTGGTTCTTCTTAACGGAAATGACCGCAAGCAGCTTTCAGACGCAATCAAGTCTGGCTCAAACGCCAACTATCGTTTGACAATTAACGATCCGGGTACAAGTGGAACCACTTACGGCTCAATCGTTACTGGTCTTCAGAATGAAGTTACAGGCAAGGCAGTAGATCTTGAAGTTCACCCATGGCTTCCACAGGGCGTATCTCCAGTTCTATCTTTCACATTACCAATTCCTGATACTGAGGTTTCTGACGTTTGGTCAAACTTCTTGGTGCAGGATTACATGGGCATTCAATGGCCGGTAACGCAGTTTGCGTATGAGTTCTCAACTTACTTCCGTGGAACTTTCTTCTGCACAGCTCCAGCATGGAACGGTGCAGTTTCAGGTATCACAAGCGCATAGTTAGAACTTTCCTTTCTTCTCTCACCAGAAGGCGAAGGAACGACCTGAGCAAGTCGCTAAAAGGCTCACCTTAAAATTAGGAGGCAAGCATGGCGAAGAGAATGGTTGCGCCAGATAAGCGCGTAGCTGAAACAACAATCGGCAACAGAAGTTACAAACCCAATCGCTCAGGGATTTATACCGTGAGTGATAGCGACGCAAAGGCAATGAAGGCAGAGGGATTCTTTGAGGCTTCTCTTATGGGAGCAACGCTGAATACCAACCTCGGTTACACTTGCGTTGAATGCGGTTTCGGTAGCTGGTTCAAGAAATGTAGCCGGTGCGGAACCGATAACGGCAACGGGATCAAAACAGACGGGGATTAAAAATGGCAACAGGCGTAACTACTCAACACCCGTTCTTTGAGAATCCTTACATTACTGTTGCTGAATACAAAAATGCTCCAACCTCTATTGACTACGATAATCTTGTTGTTGGAGGAAATGCTGGAGCGCAAGACGCAGAATTAGCGAATGCAATCCTGCGCGCCTCTTCATTCATGGACGAATACCTGAACCAGAATCTAAACGCCTCAACTCAGGTCGAAAACCAGCGCGTTAGAATCACAAGTCAAGGAACAATCGCCCTTCACCCTAATAACAACCCAATTATTTCTCTCCAAAGCTTCCAATACGGAGCCAGCCCGAACAGTTTGGTAAGCCTTCCAGATCCTTCTACTGTTTGGTTTGAAGACCAACAGATAATTATTCCCCTCGCTAACATGGCGACCACCTATTCAAGCCAAGGCCCTCTGGCTTTTGGCCCTTATGGAGCGCCAAGGCAGCAGGTTTATACGCGCTACCAATACACTTCCGGCTACGTTAACTCCCTTATTGCAAGCGCAACGGCAGCAGCAACTTCCCTTACCGTTCAATCGGCAGACGGAATTGTCGCTGGAATGAGCTTGCGGATCTATGACGGAGCCAGCAGCGAGAAAGTTACTGTTGCAAGCTCTTATACCTATGGATCTACAACGGTTCCCTTAACCTCTGCGCTGGCCTATACGCACACTTCCGGCGTTGCTTTGGGCAATCTTCCCCAAGCGATCAAAGAGGCTTGCATTCTTATTACAACGGCTTTTCTGAAGGTTCGAGGAGATCGCTCCTTGACTATGAACATAACAACGCAAGCCTCCAGCAATGTTTTTGGAGGCGCGCTCTATGGCTCAGAGATTGAACTCGCCCTGAAAATGCTTTCTCTCTACAAGAGAATGCGCTAATGGCAGGGCGCACAGGCGTACGCGCGACGCTTTACAACTGGCTCTTGGCAGGAAACATTACAAACCTGAACCAAATCTTTACAAGCTTCCCCAAGCGCATTGACTTTCAAGTCAATTCCCAAGCAGGGCAACTTTCTCGCGCTGCCGTTGTGATCTTTATTCAGAACGAGCGTGAAACGCGTATCGCCATAGGCGGAGCAACAAATGGCTGGAAGCGCGTGGATTATTCAATCATTCTTCAGGTCTATCAGCATTCACTCGAACGCAATTCCCAAGACGCAATGGTTTCGTTCGACACTCTTATTGACGCAATTAAAACCAGATTACGCGCCGACCATAATTTTGGCGACGCAACAGGAACTCTAGTTTGGCAAGGTGCCGAACCAGAAATCAACTGCACATACGGAGAACCCTCTTCGGTAGAAGGAAGCCCTGCAACGGAAACCTTTGCTGAGATACAATTTGACGTAACAGAAATGATTCAAGCCTAGGAGAAACCATGAAAATAACTAACGACGGAAACGACGCGCGCGAGTATCCTACGCTTGGCGTCATTCTTGAAGCAGGAAAGTCTTTTGACGATTCTGTTAAAATCGCACCAGTAAAAGAAACCCCAGCACCGTCAGCCTCGTCTGACTCAACCGTAGAAGAGGTGAAGTAATGTCCGTACAAGCGTCCGTAAGAAGTTACCTTGGCGTAGCTAAAGAAGTAACAAAAGGCACTCCAGTAGCTCCAACAGATTTCATTCCAGTAATGGCTTCAAGCTTAAAAGCCGTTGACGTTATTGACCCACTCTATGACGAGGGTCTTCGCGGATCTAACGTAAAGAATTACAATTACATTCCGGGTCGCACTCGCTCAACTATTGACTTTGGCGGATCTGTCTTTGCAGATACTGTCGGTTATGGTCTTGCTGGGCTTCTTGGCGACGTTGCAACAACAGGAGCTTCTGCTCCATTTACTCACACAATCGCGCTTGAAAATAGCGCAGTTGCAGCAGCAGACGCGCAACCGGGTTCATTCACATTTACAGATTTCTATGCAGCAGCAGTTCGCACATACTCAGGCGTTCAGATTCATGACTTCACATTGAAGTTTAACGCTGACGGAATGCTTGAATACGACGCAAAAGGAACAGGCTGGGCTTCAGCAGCAGCAGCAACTCCAACTCCAAGCTTCTCAACAATCCTTCCTACCCCTGTATGGCAAGGCGCGGTAACAGTTGGTGGATCAACAATTACTAACTCAATCAGCGGTGAGATTTCAATGAAGCGCCCTGTAACTCCTATTTACGGAATCTCAACAACTCAGAATCCTTTCAATGTCTTTGTTGGGCCTCTTGAAGTCACAGGAAAGCTTGATTTTGTTATGGAAAACGACACAGAGCTTACTCGCTTCTTAACAAATACTCAGCCAGCGATTGTTCTTAACTGGGCATACGGCGCAGGTGCAGCAGCAGTTCAAATCCAAGCAACTCTTACAAAGGGTGCTTACGTTGCAGCAGCAAGTGATCGCGGTGGAGATTTTGTAAAGATTTCTGTGGACATTAACGGTCAAGGAAATACAACAGACGCAGGTGCAACCGCAGGATACTCACCAATCAAGTGGGTTCTAAAGAACGCAAAGGCTTCTGGTACATACGCATAATCTTCAAGCAGGTGGGTAGGTAGAGATCGAACGCCTTCCCGGTTTCCCTACCCACTTGCCCTTGATTTGGTAAGATAATTGGAAGGCACTCAAACAGGAAAGGCACAACATGTCTAAAGAAGTAAAACTCCCTTCAGGAGCAACAGTAGTTCTCAAAGATCCTTCTCTCTTGCGCGTTAAAGATCGTAAAAATGTAATCAAGGCAAGCGATAGCACAGAAGGCGATCTCTCTAAGGCTCTTGTTCTTGGCGACGCGCTTATTGCAATGCTTGTGGAATCATGGTCATTCGACCTCATTCCTCCTTCAATCAAACTCGAATCTCTTGACGAGCTTGAAATTCCAGATTACGACGCTCTTGTTGAGGCAACAAAAGACGCGCAATCAAGGCTCTTCCCAAGCCTTGCCGCAACTGTCGAAAATGAGAAGAACCCAAAAGCGGATACCGCCAGCTCCAAAGATTAAAGTGGTGGCTCAAAGGCGGTGAGCGACTTGCAGACTTTGAGTATCCGGACGAAGTTTGGTATTACTGGCAGTTCGCTGATCGCTTTGGCTGGACTCCAGAGCAGGTAGATACTCTTTCAGCAACACAAGCAGATTGGTTTCTAGCCATAAGCAATACGGTGCAGGAAGTTAAAATCGAGAGGGCAGAAGAGGCTGGTGCGTAATGGCTGCGATTGTAATAAAAAATCTTTCGCAGGTTCTCGCTGGTCTTTCTGCTTTTGAGAAACAAATTGAGCAAGCTGGACAATTAGCTTTGACGCAAGCAGCGCTTGGATTAGAACGCCAAGCAAAGCTGAATGCTAATACTGGAACGCACCCAAGAGGGCAAGGGCATACTCCGGGTACAGGGCCGGGTCCAAACAAAGTTACGGGAACTTTGCAACGCTCTATTTCAACAGAAGTTAGATACGGCTTCGGATCTTATGTTGCAACTGTCGGCCCAAGTGTTGAATACGCAAGAGCGGTTGAATTAGGTAGCCCACGCTGGAAGTCTGGGGTGCGGTATCCTTTTCTCAGTACTGCGGTTGGATACATGGTCAAAAGTGGCACTCTAAACCGTATTTTCACACTTAATTTTGCGCGTTTAATGAAGGGATCGAAGTGAGCACAATCCCTCCAGTTCTGGTCGAATTACAACTTGAAACCGCAAACATAAAAAATCAAATGCAACAGCTCAACCAAAAGTTTGAAGATTTTGGTCAGACGCTTACAAAGCAAACCAGTTTCATGGACAAGTTTAAGGCAGCAGCGGTTGGCGTGTTTGCCGGAAATGTAATGACCCAAGGATTGCAACTCTTAAAATCTGGAATCCAAGGCGCAATCGCAGACGCGCAAGCTTATGAACAAGCAACTGCGCAGCTTCAAGCAGGTCTTGAATCCACAGGAAATGTTGCTGGATTAAGCGTAGAAGGAATAAAGGCTCAGGCAAGCGCTCTTGAAGAACTCTCTGGCGTTGACGAAAATCTGATCCTCCAATCCCAAGCAGTTTTCCAAACATTCACAAATGTTCGAAATGTTGTTGGAGAAGGAAACGACATTTTCAATCAAGCCTCTGCTGCGGCTTTGGATCTATCTGTCAAAATGAAAGGCGATTTACAGGGCGCTACTGTGCAATTAGGCAAGGCGCTCAACGATCCAATTAAGGGCATTACTGCCCTCACGCGCGTGGGCGTGGTATTCACAGAAGCGCAGAAGGCGCAGATCAAAACTCTTGTTGAATCTGGCGACGTTATGGGCGCTCAGAAGATAATCCTTGCGGAAATGAATACAGAGTTTGGCGGAGCAGCTAAAGCAGCAGGAGATACTTTTGCCGGATCTGTTGCTCGCGCTAAAGATAAAGTTGAAGATTTCACCCGTGATCTTATTACTAACCTTCAGCCAATTCTTTTGTCTATTGGTAAGACTGTTGGAGATTTATACAATAAGTATTTGAAACCGTTAGTAAAAGTAATTGTAGATAACAAAGAAGCATTACTGGGATTTGTTGGCGCTCTTGCCGCTGGATACCTTGCATTCAAAACCTATAACGCGATACTTGCAATTAGCAAAACACTTCAGGCTGCTTACGCCGTTGTACAAGTCCTTATGAAAGGTGGGCAACTTGCTTCTATTGCTTCCACAAATGGACTTGCTGCTTCTATGCTCAGGCTTAACGCAGCAATGTACGCAAACCCTATTGGTTTAATTGTTGCAGCGATTGCTCTTCTAGCGGCTGGCTTTGTGCTTGCTTGGAATCATTCTGAAACTTTTCGCAAAGTAATTGTCACTATTGCGAAGGGCGTTATTTCTTACATTGCCTTTATGATCCGCGCGTGGGGAGGTCTTATTGAAATCATTCTCAAAGTAGTGACTGGGCCTCTTCGCTTATTCCTTGGAGTTCTGCAACACCTTCCGGGTATTGGTAAATACGCAAAGTCTGGCTTGGACATGATAAACAACGGAATTGAAGGCGTTGGTGACTTTGCAGAAAAAACTGCGTTGAAAATTGAAGGGTTCAAAAGCACTCTTGACGGACTAAAAGATAAAAAAATCAAGCTACCTAGTTTTGGTGGCGCAAAAGCAGAAGACGGAACAACAACGGGAGCAGAAGCTCCGGGTGGCGGTGGCGGTTTAACAGAGGAAGAGTTAAAGAAAATCAAAGCCGACGCAGCAAAGAAAAAAGAAACTTTGAAAAAACTTAACGAAGATGTAAAAAAGTCTTACGAAGACATGAACAAAGTAATTTCAGAATCGGCAGAAGTGCGCAGTGAGATTGAAAAAGATTACAACGAAACTGTTCTGGGCTTACACGCAAGATACGACGAAAGAAAAGCGGAGATAAACGCTGCTTACGAAGAGGACATGGCTGACGCCCTAGCCTCTTACGGCGAGGACAAAATCCAGATAGCCAAGCAATACGCGCAAGAAACAGAGCGAGCGCTAAAGACGCACAATGACGCAAAAGAGCGCATAAATAAAACTTACGAGGAATCTACCGCGCGCGCTTTACAAACCTACAATAAAGCAAAAGAAAAGATCGCCAAGAGCTACCAAGAAACAATCACAAAAGCGCTCGCAGACTTCAATGAACGAAATCAAAAAATAAATGAAGACCACGCTGACAAGGCGGTCAAATTAGAACAAGACGCAAGCCAGAAGAGGGCTGCAATCATTGAAAAGGGTCGCGCACTATTAACTGCAGCCTTTGAAAGCGGAACAAAAGTAGATCTTGCAAAAATGTTTGAAGACGGCGACAAGACTGGCGCTGGCTTGGCTGCTACCATGAAAGCTAAGTTAGGCAAAATTGTTGAACTCCAGAAAAACGCTGGAATGCTGGCAAGCCTTGGCTACTCTCAAACATTCATTCAACAAATTGTTGCCTCTGGAACAGAGACAGGCAACGCAATGGCGCAAGCAATTTTGGAAGCGACGCCAGAAACTCAGGCTGAACTCAAAGACCTTTACGGCGCAATGGAAGATACAAGCAAGCATGGACTTGACGGCCTAGCAAGTCAAATGAGCACTTCAATAAGTTTTGCAACAGAAGAGCTTATGAAGGAATACATGCAAGTAGAAACAGATCTGAAAAATGCGCTTGCAGAAAATCAAACAAGCCTTGCAAAAGCCTTGGCGGATAGTCAAAAAACTTACACCGAAGCGCTCACAAATGCAGCCAAGACTCAACTGGAAGCACTAGCCGACGCCAAAACAAGTTATGACGAAGCGCTGGCAGAAGCGGTAAAGACACAAACAGACGCTCTTGCCGAGGCTATGAAAAATTACAACGAGGCAATGGCTGAAGCTGCTAAGAAGCAACAAGAAGCGCTTGAAGAAGCAAAGAAAAAATACAACGACGCAGTAGCAAAGGCAGCAAAGGCGCAAGCAGACGCGCTTGCAAAGATCAAGAAAGACTTAGATGACTCCTTAATTGACGCCGCTAAGACTTTTGACGATCAGATTGACAAGCTGAACAAAGCAACAATAAAGAAATTACAAGAATTACAAGCTGAATTGGCAAAGACCGCTGCTCAGATCAAGGCTCTAGGCGACACAAATACGGCAGTAAAGGCAACGGCAAACTCGCCTTTCGCTGGGATTCTTGCAGGAACAGGATCAGCAACTGGCAACGCCGAAGTAAATGCGCTAACGGCTTATCAGAATTACAACCCTGAAATGGCTTACGCAATGTCGGCTGCTGGAATGGCTGCCGCCAAGGCTGCCCTTGCGACCAATACAGGCGGAAATGTAACGGTGACGCAAAACATTTCTTACCCAACTGCCAGCGCAAGCGAGATCTCAGCTCAAACTTTGAGCGCAATCAAGTTTGGCACCTCCGGCGGAGGCGTTTATGCAGGAACAACGGTGGGTAGATAATGCCTGTTCTAACAAATAGTTATTCATTCTCCTTCGCTGGAATTACTTTTGGCGGAGCCGGATCTCCTTATCAAATCCTCTCAGTTGAAGGATTGGAAGGCTTGCCAGCAATTCGCAACCAAGACGATAACCGAGGCTACGCTGACGGAATGTTTTCAGGGCGCGACTTTCTGGGTGGGCGCTCAATCTCGATTACTTTTCAAACTTTTGGCTCAGGAGCAAACTCAGCGCAGACCAATTTCAATACAATTCAAGCCAAACTTTTGCCTCAAACTTCAGGCACAACGCCTCTTTACTTTATCTTGCCACCTTCAGGAGAGCAGTTTGTCAATGCTCGCGTTCGCGTATTGCGCACTGCGGTAGATCCAAACTACACCTATGGAATGATTACCTCACAGGTTGAGTTCTTCTGCCCTGATCCTAATTACTACAATTCAACCCAGCAAACGGCTTCATTGACAGTATCGGCGGCTCCGGGTCGTACCTATAACCGCACCTATAATCTGGTTTATGGATTTGGTTCTTACACAAGCTTGACCAATGTGGTCAATAATGGCTGGGCAACGACTTATCCAACAATTACTATTACTGGGCCAATCACAAATCCGACTCTAGGCAACGTCACCACAGGGCAATACTTAAACCTTTCGGGAACAATTACAAATACCGATACCCTTGTCATTGACACACAAAACCGACTAATTACGCTCAATGGAGTTTCTGCTCGCAATCTTCTTTCAACTGGCACTTGGTTCGACGCACCACCCGGCACTTCACAGTATTATTTGACAGGATCTACGACTTCAGGAATTACCACGGCTACTGTTGCTTGGTATAGCGCATACATCTAGGAGAGAACAATGACCTTACGCACACCGCCCAGTTGGTTACAAAACGGTTCTCACCCAGCCGAAAATGACCGCTTATCTATGCAAGCGATTTACGCCACTTCAGGTATTATCGCTTCAGCTTCTCTTGCAGTAACTCAGGCAGCAACACCTGCAATGGCGGTGCAAGTTGCTAGTGGCTGGGGCGCGATTGTTGGAAGCTTCACAACCAACATGGGCGCATACCAATTCTACAATGACGCAGCGACTCAACTTACAGTTACTACTGCTAATCCTTCAAACCCTAGAATTGACCGCGTTGTTGTCACAATTCAAGACGCGTATTACACAGGCGCTTCAAATACTGTGACTTTTCAAGTTATTGCAGGAACTCCTGCCGGATCTCCAGTAGCGCCAGCAACGCCAGTTGACTCTTTATCGCTTGCTACTATTGCGGTTGCTGCTGGAGCAACTTCAATTACAAACGCTAACATTACAGACACGCGCGTAAACATAACAACAAATCTTCCTGTTGGAGATCTTACTGAAGTTCAAGCTGGCACAGGAATAACCGTTACAAGTGGCACAGGCCCTATTCCTGTCGTGGCTTTAACAACGCCCGTTGCAGTATTAAACGGCGGAACAGGTGTGACAACATCTACTGGCACAGGATCAAATGTGCTTTCTATAAGCCCTACTTTGACGGGTACTGTTACACTTGGCACGGCAGCAAACCTTACGCAAACAGGCACTTTCAGCGTAGGATCTATTACTGACAACGTATTTATCACTTTGATGGGAGCATGGTAATGGCAGCAACACCAAAACCGTTAGCAAGAACGGCAGCCTCACTTACAACAACTACGGTTTTGTACACTGTTCCTGCTTCAACAACAACAATTGTTAGCAACATTGCAATCACAAATACTGCAGCCTCAGCCGGAACGTTCACTTTGGCTTGTGGCCCAGCAGCAGGTCAGATTGCATTGCACACAACAACTGCTATTGCTGCTAACGCAACTGTTTACATTGACTTAAAGCAAGCTCTTACCGCTACTCAAACTATTACAGGTGGCGCAAGCGCGGTTACAATTAACTTCCACATCTCTGGCGTAGAAATCGTATAAGGGGATAAATTATGGCAATAGCAACTGTTCCTTCAAGCACTGGGTTTAATCAAACTACAGTTGCTTTACAACAAACAATTACATCTGGAACTTCGGTCACAATCCCTGCTGGTATTACAACAGTATGGGCGGTTCTTGTTTCTGGTGGTAATGGTGGTCGCGGTGGTAATGCTTCAACTGCTGGTATTCAAAGCGCAGGTGGCGGTGCTGGTGGTATGGTAATTGCAGGTTGGACTCCAGTTTCTTCAATTTGTTCAATCGGTGCTGGCGGTGCTGGCGGTACTGCAAATAACTATGGTAGTTATGGCGGTCCGACTACTTACGGTATTTTGTCAGCAGATAATAGTGTTTACTACATGTATGACGGAACTAATCAACCCGGAACTCAGCCTTCTGTTGCGACTTCATTTGGCGGTGGTGGACTTGGTGGTTCTTCTTCTAGTGGCGCCGCTGGTAATGCTGGAAGTCAATCAAAGTTTGGTAGTGCTTGGAACTCTTTAGCGTATCGTGGTGAAGGTGGTCTAGCAGCTGGTGGTGCTGCTGGAAATGCTTCTGGTGGGTATTATCCAGCAGGTGGCGGTGGCGGTGGCGGTACAAATACCGTTGGAGCAGGTGGCGCAGGTGGCATAGGTAGTTTTGGAACTTCTGGCGGTGGCGGTGGTGCTGGTGGAAATGGCGCTGCTGGTCTTGCTGGTGGTGCTGGTGGTGCTGGTGGTAATGGTTTTGCGGCTGGTGGCGGTGGCGGTGGTGGTCAATCTAACAATGTAAGAAGTGGCTCAGCAGGTGGTGGCGGTGGCGGTTTATTAGGTGCTGGAACTGCTGGAACTGCTTCTACTGGCGGTACAGGTAACGGCGCAGTTGGTGCTGCTGGGGCTATTGGTACAGGTGGCGGTGGTGGTGGCGCAGGTGGTGCTGCTGCTACGGCTTATACAACAGGCGGTAATGGTGGAAATGGCGGTTCAGGTGGCGGTGGTGGCGGTGCTGGTGCCGCAGGAGCTACTGCTGGTACTGGTGGCAATGGTGGCGCTGGTTGCCTTCTTATTTACTATTAAGATTTAGGAGCATGAAATGACAGTAAAATACGAATACAAATCTGATTGTTGTGGACATAATTACGTTGAACAACGCGCAGCGGAAGAGCCAATGTTCTTTCCAACTTGCAACGTTTGTAAAATTGGCACTTATGAATTAGTCAATGAAACAGTTATTGCGACGGAAGTTGAAAGAGTTGAAGCACCTATTGTTGCGGCAGAAGAAGCAGAGCCTAAAGTAGTAAAGTAGCGGCATGACTACCTCATACCGTTATTTGTTCGCTGATCTTCTTACAAACACAATTATTGCTGAGTTACCCTTGACAGGTGTGTCTTTTGGATCTCAGCTCAATCAAGCAGGAACATTTCAAGGCCACATTCTTTTGTCGGGAATTGACACAGTAGGCTTTAACATAGCTAACGCAACCATTCCTGCAAAGTGTGCCGTTTATGTAGATCGCGACGGCGTGTTAGTTTGGGGCGGAGTAATCTGGAATCGCAGTTACCAATCTTCAAGTCAAACTCTGACCTTGAATGCGCGCGAGTTTGAGTCATACTTTGAACGGCGCAGGATTACCTCGGATCAAGTATTTACTAACGTAGATCAACTCAGCATTGCCCAAAACCTTATCTCGCTGGCGCAGGGCGTTCCATACGGCGACATAGGGGTTGCAGTAGGCGTTGAATCTTCCGGCGTATTATTGTCTAGAAATTATTACGAATACGAAAAGAAAACTTATTACTCAGCTTTGCAGGATCTTTCGCGCGCTGAAAACGGCTTTGACTTCAACATTGACGTGGCTTATGACGGATCGGGAACGCCTACCAAAACACTTTCGCTGGGCTACCCAAGATTAGGCGAGGTCTATTCAGCGACAAATCCAAGCGCCTTGTTGTTTGAGTTTCCGGCTGGCAATGTGGTCGAGTATGAGTATCCAGAGGACGGATCTCTTGCAGCAAACACTTTGTATGCGCTAGGCGCTGGATCTAATGAAGGAAAATTAGAGGCAACCTATCAAGACACAACATACCTAACCTCTGGCTGGCCTTTGCTTGAAGAGCAAGCAAACTATTCGGACGTGACTGACGCTGCCTATCTTGCGCAATTAGCTGAGGGGCAAGTGATTGCAGTTTCCTATCCGCCGACAATAATTCAGCTTGTTGTTCCTGCGTATGCAAGCCCTGTTTTTGGATCTTATTCAATAGGAGATGACGCCAGATTACGCATTACAGACGAACGCTTTCCTGCAACGGGTGTAGGTACTGCGGTTCAAGCTGGCTTGGATCAGGTTTACAGAATTGTCGGCATTCAAGTCCAACCCGGTGAAGCAGGCCCAGAGCGCGTAACATTGACTTTAACTGAAACTACGAACTGAGGCATTCATGGCGTACATAAATCAACCACCAGACTTGCGTGTGTTATTTTCCGACTTGGAACGGCGATTGCGCTTGCTTGAAACTGCTCAAAGATTCACTGTTCCTATTGTTGCAACAGATCCAACTGCGCCTCGAAATGGCGACATGTGGTACAACTCCACAAGCACCACGCTAAAGTTTGTTAATAGTGCTGGTATTATTAAGACCATAACTCTTACATAACCCGAAAGGGCGCTGATGAATCTTGATACTGCGCTGACTCTTGCTCAACTCATTTCTATTGTTGTGATCCTTCCAGCCTCGGCGTTTAAGACATGGCGCAGAATTGACAAAAGATTGACGGATCAAGATACAAAACTCTCGCGTATTGAGTATGCCTTGTTCAATGAAGGGCGCGGAATGGAAGCTCAGCTCAAAGAAGTTTACAAAAATCAACAAACAGTAATTACGGATCTTGCCGTGATAAAAGCCAAGAGTGCGTAAGCTTATAGCTGGAGGCGCTTTATTAACATTACTTCTTTCAGGTTGCGGCTATCAGGGGTGGGTGCGCTA